ATATGTCAATTGTGTTTGTTTGTGAAGCAGTGCCGAATATTAAAATTTCTTTAGTAGGGTCTATTGTTAAGATGAACCCTATTGCAAGCTTCACGTCTCCCATGAAATAAGAAGTGAATTGTGAATCGCCCACACCGTGACGTTCAAATGGGACAATTGTGTCTAAATTAGATGCGGAAATGTCCGTTACATCTGCTGTAAGAGAAATTGTTGTGCCTGATAATGAAAACGCCATAATTAAGTGTGCCTTTCAGCGATTTTAGTTGTTAAAGTTGTCCCGTCAAAAACCTCGTAAAAGGCGTCTTCTGTAGGGTATCCGTGCACACCTTTAGCGGCGGTAATGTGTCGGTATATAGTAGTTCCATCATATAAACACTCCTTGACTATGCCTGCCGACACACTGTGGTTTTCGTTAGTGTATTTAACGTTCAATGCATAGTGTAACCAATCAAAGGCTTGACTTTTGAGATCTTTTATATCCTCACCAACCTGTGTTGCCAGTTCATTTACTTTATCTTCAAGAGACATATCTTAAGAATCTCTCGCAGTTGTGTATGTTCCAAGGAAGTCAGCCTCAGGGTCTCCCACACCAATGTTTTGACATGCTTGAAGTTTTTCAGCAGTAGTCTTTGTTTGTGCAGTAGAGAAATCTACTTTGTTGGATAAACTGTTTGCGATTGTTGTGGAAAAATTGGCATCGTCTCCAAGTGCAGCAGCAAGTTCATTCAATGTGTCTAGCGCAGCAGGTGCTGTATCTACAACTAATTGAACTCTTGCATCTACTTCTGCTTGTGTTAGACCACCAAGGCTCGATAGAGTCAACGCAGCAATTGCAGCTGATATCTCAGAAGTAATCTGTGTAGATGAACGTACATCTAGGTTAGTTCTCGCAGTCCCTGCATTAGACAGATCTGACAGATCGTTCGTTGCAAGTAGAGTGCCTGTGGGTGTGGAAGAGAGAACTTCATTAATCGCCGCAACAAGATTTCCTTGCGCAGTTGTATTAAGAGAGGTGAGGTCTCCTTGTCTGGATAACAACAATTGAATGTCGTCTCCTATTGCTGTTGCCAGCTCGTTTATTTTGTTTTCTAGACTCATAGTTTAAGTGTTTTTGGCTAATATGTAGTATGCTAATGGGTCAGAAGAATTAACCTCACCGTCTGTTGCTTCCTCCAATGCTACTATTCTCGGTAGTAGAGCAGCTGCACCTATTCCTGGTGCTCCCTGAACTCCTTCTGAAACAATATCAATAGACAAAAGATCCAGTGTTGTATTGAACACTGTAGATCCTTCGAATATAACATCTATAGTTTCTACAGATGGTGCTACTGTTACGTCTAGGGTCATGTCAAGGATGTTTTTACATCTAATTCCAAGAATTGGTGTTTGGTTGGGGTAGTTGCACCCAACTCAGTAATGTGTAGTTCAGAGATGTATTTCCCTGGAGTCACAAATAAATCTGTCTCGAATGAGAGGTTCGTGGTGGCAGTAACTTCATGTGTCAAAGTCACATTAACAATAATGTCAGGATCTTCTATGTTTCTAAAGACAGCTACAATGGTTTTACCTGTGGTGTCAATTAATGTTCCAGACGAATCTTTCCAAGAGAGCTTGAATGAAAGGTTGGATCCTGATATTACGGAAAGACATTTACAATTCATTCTGTTTCTTCCTGTGGTTTAGGTTTAAGAGGATCAACAATACCTTCTGCTTTTTGCTGAGCAAGTTGCTTTTCTATTTCTTTATCCTCTTCTTCTTGAAGCTCTTCGATCTCACCTTCACGGTATTCGAGATTCATAACATCTTCAACGAATTGTTGAGGAGGTACGACATATTCAGATTCAGGGCTGTTGGCATACGTGGCAATTGCTTGTGCTCGTTTCTGTGCAACCTCCGCAGCCTCTTGAGCTGTAAGTTGAGATAGTTCAGGCCATTCCCAAGAGAACCCTTCTTTATCAGGGATGATACCTAGAGTGGTGAACTTTTCAAATACTTTTGCAAGAATCAAGTTCTCACAGAAATTAGTTCTTCGTTCGTCCACACGTGAGAGCCAATTCTTCTCGTCTTGTGTAGATGCTAATGATCCCTGCTCGGAGCCAGATAAAATTCTTTTTGGGATACCAGTCGCACCTGAAATCAACATCAAGATGACGTCTACTTGGTCTTTCGGTGAATGGACTGCAAAGTCTAAAGGATTCACAGACATCCCTTTTGTACGGATAACTCGAGTAAGTTGATGAACATATTTCTCAATATCTTCTTTGACTTTCTCAGGATTGGTGATCTCGACGTCTTTATCTGCTTCAACGGATAATCCCCCACGAGAGTTCATCCAAAATGTTTCAGCACCTCCTCCAACTGTCTTCTCCAAATCTTCCAACCTATTGAAGATTCTCTCGAGAATAGACTTACCGAATGTGTCATTGTCAAGTGTTCGCTCTGCAATGTGAACTACTCGACTGTGGTGGACTTCTAGAGTTTGAGATCCTTGGCTGTCAGAAGAGTGTAGAGTCAAGCGATATATTGTTGGTTTATTGAATCGTGGACTTGTTACATCACGTTCATATTCAACAATCTCTGCACAATCTTCTCCATACGACATGAGATAAGCAATCTCCCCATTACCGGCTGGTTGTTTTAGATCTGTCTGATTGTCCGCAATACCCAGGAAGAGGATAGAGTATCTACCTAGTTGAGCCAAAATATCTGCTCTGTGGATGTAGTGCCATAAATTGATCTTCTTTGCCAACTCATCGAACTGTGTTTCAAACTCTGTACGATCTTGAGTTTCCTCATCCTCAATAATGATGGGTGGTTTCGACCATACCGCATCAGGATAAGCCGTAACAATTCTTGCAGCAATATCCCCTCGATCGTACTTATTACGGTAGTCGAGAGGCTTGAGTGATTCTTTATAACCGAAAATCTTGTAGAGATCTCTCTTACCAGAATGAGTGGACGACAATAGTCCAGCGAGTTGTTGCCGAACATTTATCAGCTCATTTATTTGAAGATCATCTGACATTTACCTCCTTATTAACTCGTTTCATGAAAGATGTAAAGTGCTAATAATGGCAACTTGGAGTGGTGTCGAACCGCAGAGTTTTATCTAGTATACATATTTACCCTACTTTACTCATCTTTTCATAAATCTTGCAAAATATTATGAATGCTTTTTCCTTTTAAGCTACAAGTCGTATATACACTACATACCGCATTCCATGAATCTTGTAAAGAGTTATTTTCTACCAAGTTCCTGCTTCTTTGCCCACAGGATGTAGTGTTCTCTTGATAGCATCGAGAGTTGGATCCACTTGGTCATCATGTTTATGGGTATCATCTGCCGAGAATTTACTAAACTCAGAGAGATAATCTGACAAGAAATCTGCGTTCTCTGGTAAGAACACTCGACCTGATGCAATGTACGATACTGAATCCATAGCTCTGGTCAGTTTATCGATGTTCCGTTGTTGTGCAATAACAGGGATCGGCGGATCTGTTTCTTTTCGTAAATCTTGAATGAGTCCAGTCCCAGAGGCTTTATCCTCAATAACCATCTCCCTCAAAACATTGCCTGTTGCAAATGCACTATTACCAATGTGTTTATTCCAGAATGCAATGGCTTGACGTCGTAGTTCTGGAGCCTCCCACCTACCACGGATCTGATCATCAAGATAAAGATTCCCATCTTTCACTCCCCAACATTGAAACACAGAGTAATCGTTGTGTTCTTTTGTTTTCTGAGCTGTATCTGCTGTGATGAATCTGTATTCATACGTAACAGTGTCCATTTTGTAATACTTCCACCACTCTTCTTTGAAGATGCCTCCTCCAAGGGCAGACGGTCTCTGTTGATATTGGGCTGCGTAGGTGTATGGATCTGCTTTCTCCAGGTCTTTCAGTTGTTCCTCGTCATGCTTATACGGCCAAAGTGGTCCATCTCCTAAGCTCGAAGTGTCGATAGGTATGCCGTGTGTATAATCTTTCGGGTAAGGAACAGACTGATCCATGTCTGCTGGTAAGTTGAGATGGTGCCATTCTCCCATACCTCCTGTGAGAAGAAAGTCTACAGGATCGTTCTGAGAAATCCTCTGCATGATAACAATCATCGGTGTCTCAGATTCTTTCATCAAGCGTGAACGAAACACACCATTGAATCTGTTATTGATTCGCTTGATCGCAGGTTCAGAGAATGCATCGTCTGGCTTCAAAGGGTCGTCAATTATGAATGCTCCAGAGAATCCTGGTTCTGGTTGTCCTGCACGAAATCCTGTAATCGGTCCACCAGCTGCACGTGCTTGCATTCCTCCTCCTTGCTTGGTCTTCCATGTCCCCTTAGCAGATGAGTCATTCCTCAGAGAGATATCCCACATAGCTTGATAATGAGGATCTGTAACAATATCCCTCACCTGTGTAGAGTTCTCCAGTGCAAGGGCATCTGAGTAGGTGGCATGAATGAATTTAGACTTAGGGTTGATGGCAAGACCATATGCTACAAAGTGGACAACAGCAAACTCTGTCTTGGTGTATCCTGGAGGAACATTGATGATCAATCTTTTTATCTCTCCTGAAATCACCTTCTCCAATGTCTCTGCTATCAACAAGTGGTGTGGAGACATGATCATCTTATAACCAAGTCTATGTTTGAAGAAGAATCGGGTGAATCTTGTCAGAGATGTTTCAAGTCCAGCTCTCCATACCCTCGCTTCTCGTTCGTTATTGACATCAAACATATTAGTAGGTCTCGTCAAACACTTCTTTCGCCATCTCCAGCTCAGCTCTAGTCAGCGGTGTAGAGTTTGCCGATACATTTACCTCAACTTTACCGTCCCCAATAAAGCCCATCATCTTGGCGAGCTGTTCTTGTGCTCTTACTCGAGCAGCAGCATTATTGTTCTCGTCCTTTGCTTCTTTGTAGAGCATCGCCATCATTGTGTCTTCAGTAACAACATTGATATCAGAGAACTCCTTGGTTATCTTCTCGATAAATTGAACAACAACAGGATGATTCTTAAGGAGTCTGCCAGATCTATGGGCATCATCCTCTGGACAACCCAACCTAATACAAGCAGCACCTGCATTAAAGTCCCTGACATACTCCTCAGCAAAGTTTTTAGCGAGGTAGTCCCCTTGTGTCTCCTGTTCCAGATTCCATTCGGCAGGGTCTCCATGGGGCATCCTCCAAGATGTGAGGTAGCGAAGCATATGTCTCCACCATGCCCTACCTTTCAGTAAGTGTAAAGAAAGATAATAGAATCCTCAAAAAGTGATAAAAACACGATCTTTCGTAAAACATCATCCAAATCTGTTCTTTGCTCCAGTGTCATCGAAATGATAAACAAGAGTCAAACCCCTGGACCGCTGGTTCTTTACACATTCTTATATATAGAGATTAAAAAAAATACATTTTTGACGTTTTTTAACTCCACATGCTCAATATGTAGTAATATCCAGGGGTTGTTGGGTTGTGTTTTTGAAATAATTGTCTTCTGCAACCATTATAAATAGATGACTTTTTGACGATCTTCCGTAGAATGTCATCGAAATACTGACTGAGAATTCTTGAAACGGAATAATCCAAAAAAGTAAAAGTGATTCAAGAATTTGCTGATTGTCACGATCTTCCGTCCAGCGTCATCAACGTCAAACCTTACCATAAACAAAGCAAATAATCTGAAAAAGATTACGATCTTTGATTCTTGTAAAGAACAGCCACTAAGCAAATAAACTAAAAAAAGTTTATCTTTTCCCTTTACATGAACTATTCTTTACGCCAAATATAGTGTAAATCAACCTAATCTACCAAAGAAATAACGTATGAGCCACCGCATATATTTCTACGGAGAGGGAGACGCTTTAGGCACTGTCAAAGAACTTCCAATATCCGTATTCAAACAGTTAGTTGAGCAAAAGCTCAATATCGCCAGCACATTAAATGTGACAAGACAGCAGTTCCTCGCACTACCAAAGAAGGAACGAGACATACTCAAACGCACTCAATATCTTGTCCCAGGAACTTACCAGTCCTCTCCTTCCAAGAGACATGTCCAGAATGTGGTAAAGTGCAACTTGATTTTCCTAGACATCGACGAAGAAGCAGATGGGAGCCTACCTGCTGCACCATACGTAAGCGATCCCTCTAAACTGTATGAGCAACTGGCACCCTACAATTTTGCAGCATATACCACTGCCAACTCCACCGCAGAGAAACCTAGACTGCGTATCGTTGTAGAGGCAGCAGAGTTATCTGTTCACAACTATAAGAAGGCAGTTACGATGATAGCTGAACGCATCGGTCTGCCCATTATTACGAAAGAATCTTTCAACTGCAACCAACCGATGTATCTGCCTTTGCAGTTCAACGGTGACACGGACGAACACCCTCTCATAGTGTATAGATACGACGGTGACCCAGTCAGAAACGAACATGTTGTAGCTTTCAATCCTCAGGTGTTTAAGGACGGCGCCACACCTTCTAAAGAGTGGGAGGATGCAACCTCAGGAGATGTTCTCGATTACCTTCGCCCAGTTGTCCAAGACATATCACTTGATACTGTGTCGGAAGCACTCGGCAACATTGATCCTGATTGCGGTTACCAGACATGGCTCGAGATTGCAGCCTCACTTCGCCACCAGTTCCAATATGAGAACACGGATGAAGCTTATCAACTTTTTGACACTTGGTCTTCCCTAGGCAGTAAGTATGCAGGGACAGGCGACACGCTTGCCAAGTGGAACTCTTTACGTCCCAACCCAAAAGACAGGGCACCCATAACAGTGAGATCGTTGCTTAGGTTGGCAATATCTTCTGGATGGTCATCTGTTAAAACTCGACAAGACTGCTTCCAAGGCACACTACGGTGGCTCGAAGATGTTGAGGATCATGCAACATTGCTGAGTGACGGGTTGGGGCGTATTATTTCTACACCACTTCTCGGACATGCCGAGGAGGAAGCCTTACTGAATTCTATCGTTATCCATGCGAAGAATAAGTTTCAGTTGAAGATATCGTTGACGACTTTACGGAAAGACTTGCAACGAATGAAGACGGAGCTTGACTCCAAGAACAAGAAGAAAGAAGACTCAACCTACCCAGCCTGGACGAAGGGCAGATGCTATGTATCAAGAACCAATGAATTTTTCAAGCACTCGACCGTTGAACGGTATACACCAGATTCCCTTGACTCGGTCTTCGGAAGACGACTTTTACCCGATGAGGGAGAAGATGATGACCATCGCCCAACAATGCGTCCGAGAGACTATCTCCTCAATAAAGTCCAAATACCCACAGTCTACGATTATGTGTATGACCCCAGATTCCCCAACGACACTTTCATCTCACTTGACGGCAGACCATATGTTAATCTTTACGTGCCGAACTACCCTGAGCCATCATCAGAAGGTGTAGAGTATGTGAGACTCAAGATCAAAGAACACATGGAGAACCTCATAGGCGAGGAGAACTATCGGAAGATAATTATGGATTTCTTGGCACATGTGGTGCAGTTTCCAGGTCAGAAGATACGATGGGCACCACTATTACAAGGTGCTGAGGGTTGTGGTAAGAGCTTTTTGAGCAACCTCATGGGAGCTGCACTAGGCACCTCACACATGAAGCCAATTGACCTCACAGCTATCAAGTCTGGATACAACGACTGGGCATATGGTGCTCAACTTATCTCCATTGAAGAGATTAAAGTAGCAGGTAATAATCGTCATGAGATTATGAACATGATGAAGCCTTTGATAACGAACAGCACTATCAATATCAATCAGAGATATCGTGACAGTCGCCCAGTTGATAACACAGCGAACTACCTACTTTATACCAACCACCACGATTCTCTTGTCTTGAGTAAAGCTGACCGTCGATACTTCGTCGTCAAGTCTGCCTTGCAAACTAAAGACCAAGTGAAGTCATTGGGAGAGGAGTATTTCTCTGAGTTGTTTGATATGTTAGATACCCATGCTCCAGCCATTCGATGGTTCTTCGAGAACTGGACCATATCAGCCAACTTCTTGTCGAACGGACATGCTCCCGAGACGCATTACTTACGACAGCTTATCAACGACTCTGCCTCAGAGACTACTTCTTCAATTCGAGAAGCTATCGAGGAGGAAGTGCACCCATGGGTATCGGAGGATCTCATGTGCACCACAACGTTGAAGAACATTTTCGAGATGAAAGGTCTACGTGCCTCCAAACAACACATCTCTACAGTCCTCAGAGAGGAAGGATTCACCCATTGTGGGAGAGTTACTGTGGATGGCTCTCGATTTACTTTCTGGACTCATCTCTCGTCACCCATTGACGCATCAGACGTCAAAGAGTTGGCAGAGTTCAGGCTCGCAGAACATAAACAACATAACCCATCACTACTATAAAAAATATGAACATAGAACCCTTAACACAAGCAGAAGAACAAACACTCTCATTTTTACTTACAAAAGCAAATACACGGGAAGTGTTGATTGCTATAGTAGCTGTAAATGCAGTGAAAGAAGCATTTGATATAATTGATGAAGTAGACCAAGAAATAGTGCAGAAGATCAAAGACCTCTTAGATCTATGAGTGTATATTTTATAGGTTGTCTCCACTTCGGACACGAGAACATGGCGAAGATGAGAGGATTTGATTCCAGTGAAGAGCACGATAAAGTTCTTCTAGATGGGATTAATTCAGTTGTCACAAAACGAGACAAGTTGTTTATCCTTGGAGATGTCACAATGGAGACTGCCAGACACTATCGCCTACTTGATCAGATCAAAGGTATCAAGCAAGTTGTGATGGGCACCCACAGTCACAGAAATAAAATCTGGTGTAGATGTGGTTGCATGAAATACAAAGGGTGGATGCTTTCCCATATACCTATTCACCCAATTGAGTTTGATTCCAGAGTGAGTAGAAATATTCATGCACACCTACATGATAAATTTGTCGACGATGACAGATACTTTAATGTAGACGCAGAAATGATAGACTACACACCCATATCTTACGACGAAATATCAGCAAAACTACAACAATGAACCAAGACACGATGTCGAAGAAGACAGTGAAAGTGTTTGCCTACATTAAATCATACATCGATAAGTATGGATGGGCACCCACAGTCACAGAAATAAAATCTGGTGTAGATGTGCCTCCCAACACAATTGAATCTCACCTCGGTCAACTTGTTAAAGAGGACATAATCAAACGAGGGACACAACCAAGGCAGATAGCCATAAATCCCAAAGAACAATGGAAGAAATAACAGTAAAACAAATGATAGAAGAACTGTCAAAACTTGACGGTGATCTCGTGATAACACATAGACATGGATTGAAACATATATCTCCTGTTTCTATGCCTCGAGTCGTGGGTGTACAACCTGCGAAGGAGACGAATCCAACTTATTACGGTAAGTGGGAAGAAGTAGTTCCAGCTCATGTAAATGAGTCAACACCAAAAGTAGTGAAGGTATGAAAAACTCTATTTTCTTACTTTGGTTACAACTTATTTGCTCTCTAGGAGCATACACATTCTTTGTCCAAATGTTTGGGTGGAGTGTGTTCTTCCCCCTATTTTTGTTTCATTTTGCAATAAATTTACAGATCCCAATACGTGAAGCAAAATCACGTGAGATGATTGAAAAACTATTGCAACACAAGGGTTGTGGTTGCCCTTCTTGTGTTGGCAAGAATGAAGAAACTAAAAAATAATTCAAAAAGGTTTATTTTATGCTTTACATTTTCAACAAAATAAACCAAATTGAATTACGTTATGCAAAACGAAGCTAAAATACAACAAGAAATACGAACCGCGTTTTCTAAAGATATACAAGGTGTATCGTTCCTAGAATTTGGCGAACTAGTGATGGATTTCCTGCAACAAAATCATCCAGAAATAGATGATCTTGAATTTATCGGTAATTACCACACCGATCTTTTTAAACAAACACTCGACCTATCATTTTCTTATTGAAAACAAAGTTATGCAAGACGAAGCTCGAATCAAGAAAGCCAAACAAAGAATTATTACTGCAAAAGCAGCCTTAGGTAAAGCTCTCCGCACCAACTACCATGTAGAGAAGTGCAGAGAAGAACTAGAATCGGCTGAAAGTTGGTTGTTCAAACTCCAACATCGTCTTGTTTAATTTCAAATGTTATACGAAACTATGAAACTAAACCAAAACCAATTGACGGACTTGTTGCTGCAATTTGCACAAGATTTTTGCCAGAAGAATCAAATCGACTTCTCACAAGTAGAAGACGGTGTTGATTATAACGAGAAGTCTGTAAAGATAACTTTACCCATTGTGCCCAACGGTAACATGGCTTGCATCTTTAAAGACGCAGAGGTTGAATTTGCAATCTATCACGATGAGACTACAATGCATACTGCTGTTGTTAGATTCTCGTACTCACACCCCAGTGGTGGTTCAAACGGTCATTCTATGAACTTTATAGTGCTGACAAAACCAAGCATGAGAGAAGGTGTAGACTACGTAGGATTTATTACAGATCCTGAGATACAAGTTGTCCTCAGACATGTTAACTCAATCAAAGGAGATAAGTAATGAACGACAATATCAAAGAAAAAGTTGCAAAGTTGTTACGTCTTGCAGGAGATGACAGTGCTGCTGAAGGTGAAGTAAAGAACGCCATGGCTGCAGCTAATCAACTACTTGCCAAGTATCAACTTACTCGTGAAGACATTGACATGGATGACGAAAGTCCTCTTAAGAACATTGTCTATGGTAAGCGAACCGTCACAACTCTACAATGGCACATCCGAGGTTGGGAAAACATGCTTTCTCGATTCATATGTGAGTTTATTGGTAGTGTCGACTGTTACCAGAATGGATCAGTTCCTTTTCGTAAAGCAGGTATACAACAATTTGACGATAACGGAAAACCACAGACTCTGCAATCGTATGTATTCTTCGGTTCTGATGATGATGTCCAGTATGCATCAGAGCTTTGGTTCGAGCTTCAAGAAGCTATCTCAAGTATGGGTGTCCTTCGATGGGGGAGCTTTTGGAGAGGCGATGGTGCTGCCTATTGCGAGGGATTTGTAGGTGGGTTAAGGTCTGCACACATCGAGTCAATAGTTGCTCTGGAAGACGATGAGAATAGTTCCAAATACATGTTGAAAGTTCAAGACACTCAACTTGCCATCAAAGATGGTGCCACAGACTGGCTTGCTAAAAACGGTATAAAGCTACGTAAAGTCAAGCAAGATAGAGGCACTACACGAGGATCAGCTGCAGCCAAAGCAGAAGGGAAGTCTGACGGATCCAATTATTCACCTAACCAACGAAAGAAGTATCTATCATGAACAAAAATTTTCAAACCAGTGTGAGATTCGCAAATAGATACAGACCGAACTTCATTATAATGACTCTAAATTGGAGAGTGTTCAAGACTACAGATTCAAAGTTTGTTGCATTCCTGTTCACGTTAGTAGGATTTAGAGTTTTCAGAAAACCATAATTATGAACATGTTATACAAGCGAAGACAAGACGGAAAGGTTCAGAGAACTTTTGTAGAAGTTGATGAATCTAGATTCAGAAGCACGACGTGCCAAGGCGATATCAAAGATGGAGAGTTTTCCCCAATTGAGTCAAGTGAGGTCATTAGTGAGTGGACACAAGCCGTGGGTAAAAACGTAGGTAGATCTAACGAGACCACTCCAAAGGAACAAGCACAGCTCGAAGCTGACAGCTGGAAACAACGTAAAGTTGATAACGGTTATGTGTTGGATCCTTTACAAGTCGATAATCCAACCATAAAGAAGTATGCAATGTTAGCCAAAAATTTTGACATTGATCGTGTGCAGAAAGAATTAGATTCTGCTGGGTATGTATTTGTGCAACCAAAGTTCGACGGCATACGATGTCTTGCTACATCTAACGGTCTTTTCGCCAGAAGTGGTAAGAAGATAAAAGGTATGACTCATATTGAGCAAAGCCTAGAACCTTTGTTTGATAGATACCCTGACGTTGTGTTGGATGGAGAACTATACAACCATGAGTACAGAGATAATTTTAATGAGATTGTCAGTGCTGTGAAACGAGAGAAAAACTTTGACGCAGAGAAAGCTGCTAAGATTCAATACCATGTGTATGATGTTGTGTTGGATGGCGATCTACATGAGACTTTCTCTGGCAGATTCTTAGCGTTTGAGTTTTTGCAAGATTCCCCTGAACCTATCATACCAACCCAAACAGAGACTTGTTTGGATCAAGCTGATATCACAAAATACCACGATCTGTTTTTGTCTGAAGGTTATGAAGGCACAATGGTTCGTTATGACGAGAATTATCTCATCAACAAGCGAGGATGGGCTTTACAGAAGTTCAAAGAGTTTCAGGAAGAGGAATACACCATTATACGATTTGAAGAAGGTAGAGGTAGGAGCGAGGGTCTATTATCTACTGTTGTGGTGGACGTTGCGGGAGTAGAAGTGTTCGCTACTATGATGGGTGCTTTATCCATGCGTGCTGAACTCTGGACAGAAAGAGACCTCTATGTTGGTGGCACGGCTACAGTTAAGTATTTTAATAAGACCAAGGACGGATCTCTCAGATTTCCGAACTGCAAGACAGTCTTCAAAGGAGGGAGAGACCTATGATGGTAACCTTAGAATTTGATGTTTGTTTCACTGATGACCTGTCTGGCAAGCAACATAGATATCGCAGTGATGTGATGGGGGAAACATTAGAACAAGTGCATGAATCTATGCTACACACTTGCCCCAGCCAATGGGGGTTACCTTACAAATATAAGGCTGAATTCAGCAACCTCAAATATATTGTGGTACCATTATGAACATTTTCTACCTAGACACTTGCCCAAAGAAAGCTGCCAAGATGCAATGTGATAAGCATGTTGTGAAGATGATACTCGAAAGTGTTCAACTTTTACACACACCATACTATGCTGTTGGGATTGAGGATCTTCCATATAAGAAGACTCACTACAATCACCCTTGTGCGGTGTGGGTGAGAGAATCCTATAAGCATTTCAGTTGGTTGCGTAGGCATACGCTAGCACTCTTAAAAGAATATACCAAGAGGTATGGTAAAGAGCATGCATGTGCTCGTGTTATGAAACAGCTCTCTGCCCACGAGTTCAGAATATTCAAATGTTTCTCCCATGAGGAATTTAAAGACCCTCCCAAAGCGTTTGGTCAAGATTTTGAGACAGATACTCAAGATGTGGTTGAAGCTTACAGGGAATATTACTGTTGGAAGTCTGCCAATATCGACATGACTTGGAAAAACTCAGATGAGCCTGAATGGTTCTTTCAATTATGAAATCCTGTATAAAAGCAAAGAAAGTGCACGAAACTAAAGGTGCTTTGTTACTCCGAGCCAAAGTGTTCGGTAAAGAACAACAAGCGTGGTTCCCGAAAAGCATCGTTGAGTATTCTAATGGGTATTTGACTGCGTCTCTTACAATCTTTCAACAAAAAGGCTGGGCATGAAATATGGAGATTTGGTTAGAAAGTGGAACAAGAAGGATAGAAAAGATAGGTTCAAGAAAATAATTCAAAAAAGTTTATCTTTTCTCTTTACATTTCTCAGAAAGTAAACCAAATTGAGTTACGTTATGCAAATCGAAGCTGAAATCCAATTCTCTGTTTTCCTACTAGCCAATTCCAAGTGGAACGTTATCAAACATTTTTCTGATAACAGTGATGCAGTCAAAATGTGTTCACAGAACCCTTCATCTAAACTCGCAGTCTTCAGGACTCAAGATGGGGCCAAGTTGAACTTGTCTGCCACCCACGTAAATCTTTGATCTGAATGTTTCTAACAGTCGGCATTTAGTTCAAATAGAATCAAAGACTGTCAACAAAATACAAAGTTACAAATAATACTATGTCATTAGAAAAAGCAATTATCGACCTTACTGTCGAACTGAAACGATACAACGACAACGCAGGAGCTACTCCTCAGAATGTCGTTCCGATTGCAGAAGAGCCAAAGAAAACTCCTACTGCGAAGAAAGCTGCAAAAGCAAAACCTGCTCCAGATCCTGAGCCAGAAGTTGAACCCGAGGTTGTTGAAGAAACTCCAGAAGTCGAAAAGACAGGTGTTACTGAAGATGACCTTAAAGCTCTCGGCATGAAGCTCATGAAAGGTAAGAAGATGAAAGAATACACCACTATCGTCAAGAAGTATGGTGCTTCTAAAGTCTCAGACCTAGATCCTGCTGCGTATGACAAATGCTACGCAGATCTCAATGCAGAAGTGAACAAGATTTAATTATGAGCGACTACATTTCACTATCACCTTCTTCTGCTTCACGGTGGATGACGTGTACAGCTTCCCCTGGATATTGTTCACGTAACAAAGACCGTCTCAAGAAGAAGGGCAGCTATGAAGCTGGTGAAGGAGACCTCGCTCACAAACATGTTGAGGCAGTGGTAAACACTGTTATCGACATGGAAGTAACTGTCGAGGAAGCTCTTGAATTTTTGGATCTCAAAGACATCCAGGAATATAACAAGAATGGTCTTGATGTTGAGAAGCTTGAAGAACTTTGGAAAAAGGAAATAGGTGACTCAGCAACATTCTTCTTAGAGAAAGCAGAAGGGGCAGACGTAACAATCGAAGCAAAACTCCCTATCTGGTATAAAGAAGACCAGAACGGGTATGTTGATTACCTTTTCTTACGTCCCGAACAACTCACGATTTGGGATTTCAAATTTGGGCAAGGCGATAAAGTCTACGCACGTAACAATTTACAGATGTCTGCTTATGCAATATCAGTATATGAAGCGTATGGAGATGTTTATGGTTGGACACCTCAGACACCTATCACACTCGGTATTTACCAACCTAGAATATGGGGAGATAAAAAGTATGAGTTGTGGGTAACTACTGTGGAGGATCTCCAGAGGTTCACAGAAAAGATGGCATCAACTGCTAAGGAGATTGTCGAGAACCCTGCTGGTGGTGTCTTCAGACCTTCTTCTAAGGCTTGTAAATATTGCCCTGCGAGAGAATTCTGTGTTCCTAAGAATAAAGGATTGACTGAAGCGCTACCTATGGATGTTGAGTTGTTTGAACTTGATACAATCCAAGAAGCTGAAGAGGCAAACGCACTTGCAGAGTATGCTGCTGATTCTTTACCATTAATCGAAGCCCTCACACCAGAGCAGATCGGTGCCGTATTAAGGGTTGCTGGTGATATCACAAAGTGGATCAACCAGTTGAAAGAATACGCCAAGGATCAACTCGAACAAGGCAACCCATTACCTGGATACAAACTTGTCAACGGTAACGGTAGTCGTAAATGGAAAGACCCTGTAGAAGCAGAACGCCTATTACGGTCAAAGCTCAAGAAAGATGGAGCTTTTAAATCAACACTTTTGTCTGTCTCCCAAGCAGAGACGGCATTAAAAGCTGTGAAGACAACCACAAGATTTGATAATCTTTTGTCTGCACAAATTATAAAAACTCAAGGGAAACCAACCGTTGCGAAGGATAGTGATAAACGTCCTGCGATTACGCCTCAGTCCATCGGTTTTGAGAACCTTGATTCGGAAGGTGAGAAGCAGCCTGAAAATGCTACAACAATCCAACAAAACGATAAACCATAAACTGATAAAACGATATGATAATTACAATCGAAAACTGCCGTCTGTCCTACCCACACATCTTTAAGCCAAAAGCTTACGAGCAAGGTGGGAGCGAGAAATACTCTGCTAGCGGACTCCTCGAACTTGATGACCCACAGATCGCTAAGATCAAGGGGATTCTCTCACAGTTCGCTCGTGATAACTTTGAACAGAAAGATCTCCGTAAGGTAGAGTTCTGCTTCAACGAGATTGATCTCGAGAATGAAGATGGCGAAGTGATCGGGGAAGTCCAGCGTTTCAACGCTTCCGACTTCCAACGCCCACATGTTCTGCACCGCAACCTGAAGCCACTGAACGAAAGCGATGGGGTTATTTACCCAGGATGTCGTGTGAACTTGAGTGTTTCCCTCTGGGCACAGAACAACAAGTATGGTAAGCGTGTGAACGCCAACCTCCTTGGAGTTCAGTTCGTAGCGGACGACGAAGCACTCGGAGGACGCACACCTGTCAACCCTAACGACCTGTTCTCAGAGATCGGGAACGATGGTGGAGAGGAAATGTCGGATGCACAAATGCAGAGCCTCCTCTAATCACAATTGATTAAAACACTGGCGGGAGGGGCAACTCTCCTGCCTTCATTTATACGAAGCAATGAAACTTTACAATACTCCACAAGAAAGATGCCGACTCGCAGTTGAGTTGGCTAAAACAGTTTTCGAAGACGAACACCTGATGCAAGACATCGGCAGTATGTTATCTTCACAAGGGCGAGACATCGTGAAAGATGTAGTCGTGAAAGAAGGCATCGTCGAGGAAGCTATCGGCGATATGAGTAGTGATGAAGAGATCACACTTTACGATTTCATCCAACGACTGAAGAAATGAGTGATATCTACCACATAGATTACGAGACCAAATCTCCTGTCGATATCAAATCGTTAGGGCATTATAGATACGCTGAGGAAGCTCAGATCTTGATGTTCGCAATTGCCAAGAATGACGAAGAACCACTACTATGGGTTCATGAAGATTACCTTGCTGCATTGCCTGAAGATCACAGCAATGACCCAGCTTGGGAGTTGCTGGCAGAGGCGGTAATGCACGGAGAGCTCATCTACGCACACAACGCTGCATTCGAGATTGCTATCAGCCACTATTGCATGGAACGTGATATCGGTCTCGAGCCTCCAACCCTAGACGTGTGGAGATGTACAGCTTCCATGGCTCTTAAAGCAGCTCTACCAAGTTCTCTCGCCAAGTGTGGAGAAGCCCTACAACTAGAGCAACAAAAGTATTCTCGAGGATCTACCTTGATGAAGATGTTCTCTATCCCCAACAAGAAAACAGGTGAGTATGATAACCCAATTGACAAGCCTGAAGAGTTCCAGGAGTATTGTCATTACTGTATTGAGGATGTCAAGACGGAACAAGCGATCCACAAAGCTCTCAAAGCGTTCGAATTGAAAGGTGTGGATCTTGATTCTTTCCAACTCTACATGAATATCAATCACCGTGGTCTCCCTGTTGACACGGATACGTTGGAGATCGCAGCAGGTATTATCAAAGAGGCTGAACACATTATGGCGACAGAGTTCAAAGAGATCACTGGACTCACCCATAATCAGCGAGATAAGCTCCTCTTCTGGATGGCTGAACGAGGTTACCCATTCGATAATATGCAGGCTGCAAATGTCCGCACGGCAATAAATAACGTCGATGACTGGTGCGAGGATCCTGAATGTTTCCGTGCCCTGCATTTGAAGCAACAACTTTCATTCGCAGCGTTCAAGAAAATCAAGACCATGAGGGAGTGTGCTTGTTCAGATGGACGAGTGCGAGGCTCCCTCCAATGGTATGGTGCCCACACAGGTCGAGGTTCTGGCAGACTCATACAGCCTCAGAACTTCAAACGACCTACGATCAAAGGCACGGAAGAGATCTACGGTATGTTACGTGAAGGCATGCTAGATCGTGAGACGATGGAAGCAGAATATGGCAACCCACTTGAGGTTGTCTCTTCATGTATCCGACACTTTATCCATGCTGAAAATGGCGGCACTTTCCTAGATGCGGATTACTCCTCTATCGAGGCTCGAGTTGTGTGTTGGCTTGCAGGGCAACAGGATGCATTGGAAGAATACCATAACGGAGACGACTCCTATATCAAGATGGCTGTGAAGATCTTCAACTGTTCAGAAGCTGAGCAGATCGCAAGGAAAGAAGCTGGCGAATCCACCATGGAACGATTCGTTGGCAAGCAGTCTGTTCTTGGGTGCTCGTATCAGATGGGTGTGCCTAGATTTCTAGAAACTTGTGAGAAGTTTGGTTTCACCATACCTTCAGATCAAGTCGAGAGATATATGCGTGCGACTGGTCTCGATTATGAGCAATCTGAGAAGAACATCAAATTAGACCTATCTGAAACTGCTGTCTGTGGTTACAGAGATAAGTATTATAAAGTGACTGAGTTGTGGAGCACCATGGAGAAAGCTGCAAAAGATGCAATCCGTAACCCAGGAGTTGTGTACCCAGCTGGACCAAAGGTAAGGTTCCAAGTCACTCAAGCAGCAGGCATGGACTATTTGCTCATGGCTCTACCTAGTGGCAGATGTATTGTCTATCCTAGACCTATCCTGGCACCGAGAGACAATGGTCGAGGTGAACAGATTAAGTATTGGTCTAAGATTCCAGGGAAAATGATTTATGGACACGTGGCTACGTATGGCGGTAAACTTGTGGAGAATGCTACACAAGGATGTGCTGCTGATGTTATGTCTAGTGGTTCTGCCGTCGCTGAAGAACGTGGGTATAAGATTGCCACACTCATCCACGATGAAGCCCTTGTATTCAAAACAGACCCATCACAAAACATTGACGATCTTTGCGAAGCCCTTACAACATTGCCATCTTGGGCAGATGGGTTGCCTGTGGCAGCGGAAGGATTTGAAACTCCCTACTATAAAAAATAATGGACAAAACAACTGAGAACTTCCTAGACTTCAAGACACCTAGGTTGACAAATGCCGATAAAGATACCTTAAGGAAATTCATGGGTAATCTTAACTCCATCCAGAAGTACATGAAAAACAATAACCCTGACGAGAAATTCCTCGCCAAGATGTTGGTGTTCGAACAAACTTTTGAGAACAGGACGTCTGTCAAAAAGAAGATCCTTGGTAGAATGAATACTTCAAGAAGAACTGACTTGGTCAAATGGTGGAGTCAGTAGTAGAACAAACACTTCGTGAGTATGCAGAGTCTAAGGGATGTATGTTTATGAAGTTCACTTCTACAAAATCAGGTGTATCTGACAGGATAATACAATTTCCTAACGGGTACACCGTTTTCTTTGAAGTCAAGAGACCAGGGAAAAGACCCGAACCTTTGCAAGTGCAAAAATCAAACGCCATCCAGAAACGTAAAGGGATATCTTTTTGGGCAGACAACATAGAATCAGGCAAACAATTCATAGATGAAATCTTACGAGCTAGAACCTTACCAACGCCTCAGTACACACTTCCTCCGCAATAACTCTGTAGCAGCATTGTACATGGGGTGTGGGATGGGGAAGACTCTTTCATGCCTCGACGTATTGAAGGAAGATTTCTTAGAGGGTGCTTGCAGAGGTGTTCTTGTTGTAGCCCCAAAGAGGGTTGCCAACATCACTTGGCCTGAAGAGCTTGAGCAATTTGACGAGTTTGCAGATCTTTCTATCACATCTTTACGAGGGGCGAGAGGAGAGAAGGCATATAGAGAAGGTCGCCATCATATCTATACCATCAACTACGAGAGCTTGCATAAGTTGTATGAATTGGTGGAGAAGTATGATGAGATACCATTTGACACTGTCATATTTGATGAGCTCACCAAAACAAAAGGTCTGAAGTCGTATAAAGCTACAAAGAATAACAGTAAACGATTAGTAGGATTCATGAAACTATTGTTCCCCCATGTCGAACGTAGATGGGGATTGACTGGGACACCGCTTGGGAATAGTCTGTTTGATATTTATGGGCAGACACTGATCCTAGATGGAGGATTGAGACTCGGTAAATCTTTTAGTTCATTCAGAGACAAATACTTTTATGTGTCTGACCCATATAAACCCCACGACTATAAACCATTTCCAGGCTCAGAGCAAAGAATATACGAGTTACTGTCCGATATGTGTTTATCACTTCGTAGAGAGGAATGGTTAGATCTCCCAGCGCCCATAATTGAGGACATCCCTGTCGCTTTAGAGAAGTCCACACGTGATCTGTATGAAACTCTCAAGAAAAAGAAAGTCGCCTCTTATAAGGGGAATGAGATAGTGGCAGACACAGCTGCTTTGCTTGTTCAAAAACTTTCTCAGATAACTTCTGGGGCTATATATTTCAAAGAGGAAGATGAAGAGTTCAACATTACTGAGAAGACCATTCGTATATCAGAAGCAAAACTAAATGAACTCAAGAAACTGCACAAGAAGTATGATGAACCATTATTGGTGGGATGTAATTTCAGGCATGAACAGATACGGATACGAGAGGCTTTCCCAGACGCATTCTTTGTTGCCGACTGGAAGGGTGAGAAGAAAGAAAGGCAATTATCAGAGATGTGGAATACGAACCAGATAAAGATGTTAGTTGGTAATCCATTATCCATGGGGCATGGGTTGAACTTGCAGAAAGGACTTGGGAGAAGGATTGTATGGTTCACATTGCCTTGGTCTTCTGAACTAGAAGAACAATTCAACTTCAGATTGTCTAGGAAAGGACAAAAACAAGACGTATACATACACAGATTGATAGTGCCAAACTCTATTGATGAAGCAATTTTAGCCACATTGAGGGTGAAAAAAGACAACCAAGAGTTCTATTTGAAGACTATCGAGAACTTAAATAAACTTTTTTGAATTATTTTACTTTACATTCCCAGAAAAATAAACCAAATTGAATTACGTTATGCAAAATGCTACTGAATTAAAAGAAATGACACTTCGCCAGCTTGTTGAACTTTACAATGCTGAAACAGGATCTTCCCTAAAGAAGTTCAAAGACAAGCCGACTGCGGTGGCTCGTATTGAAAAACACAGGAAAGAGAATCCTGTCGTTGAAGAAACAAAGAATGTCAAAGTCGGGAGAACAAAACATCACGACACAGACATCATCCTCACCCATGGTGTAGAGAACCCAAAACGACCAGGAACTAAGGCGCACAAAAACTACCAGACGTGCTTAGATTTTGTAGGTTCAACAGTCAAAGAGTTTCGTGAAGCTGGAGGTTCTCTCCGTGAACTTAACTACAATGTAGAGAAAGAGTTCTTTTACCTAGACGCAAAAGTTAAATAAAATGAATATAGTTATTCCATCATACAAACGAAGTTCTGTAAAGACTCTACGATATATTCCTGAGAGTATGTACGACAACACATTTATAGTTGTTCAAGACAGGGATCAAGATACCATAAAAGATTTACCTAAAGGTGTGCACAAAATCGTGTTGCCTGATGATGTTAGGACTATTGGTCCGACACGCCAATGGATCCTAGATAACTTTGAAGGTGTGGTAGTTCAAATAGACGACGATATCAGTGCAGCCGAACTCAAAGACGTTCGTAGGTACAACTTGAAAGATTGTGAACCTGAGAGATTCATGCACCACTTAAAGAAGATGGAGCAACTCCTAGAATATTACCCACTAATTGGCACTTCAGAACGTAGGGAAGCCCACCTCAGATACCGTGGTCACATTACCGAAGTGGCGAGGCATGCAAGACTCCACATGATGGATGTAGATGTTATTCGGAACATTGGTGCAAGGTTCGACCGTGGCGTTGATACAGTTGAGGATTATGACTTCATCCTTCAGGTGATAGGATCTGGAACTGCCAATGCTGTCTACAACCAGCTCTTTGTGGGAGACGGTGGGACAAATGCAGAAGGCGGTTGTAAAGACACCCGAGCAGCTCTTAACCTTCAAGAAAATTGTGAAAAGTTCGCCAGTCTTCACCCAGAAGGAGTTGTGAAGATTGTCATTAAGAAAACCAAAACATCTGATGGGGTTTGGGAGCGACCAGACGTCCGTATAGGTTGGAAGAAAGCATTCGAAGCGGGATGCGAGCAATTACTATTTGAAGCAATGCTATGACCCCAGACAGTGTACAACGTAGATTTATCTACTTCATTGAAGAACGTGAAAACGTTCGAGTGTTACGCCATGAGATGGGAGAATCTGCTCCATTTACACAAGACAAAATCTTACAAGAATTCAGGTTCTGTAACATTAACCGTGAGCATGATGCAGTTACACTCTGGATAGCAGATCATGTGAGAAATAATGTAGAATTTGATTCTCCTCTGCACCTGATATGTGCAATGATGGCTTGTAGGATCTTTAATAAACCTGAAACACTCAAGATGATGGATTTCTCAAGATTCGATATTCCATCTTGGTTCAGAGAAGCTTATCAACTGCAAGAGGAAGGACATAAGATTCTAAGAGGCGCATATATGATGCCAGCACACGGTAAAAACGCCAAAGGTCTGGGTGTGGTAGACTATTACCAAAGGATAACTATGGAGTTGTCGACCTACCCCGAACTACAAGAAGCTTCTACGTTGGCAGAAGTTGCTGAGTGTATGACAAACGTCCGTGGGCTTGGTCTATTCCTTGCTAATCAAGTGATCACAGATCTCCGCTACACCCCTCAATTCAAAGATGCCTCCGACTGGTCTACTTTTATCCTATGTGGTCCAGGGACACGTAGAGGCATAAACAGATACGACGGCTTCGACAAAGACAAGCCTCGTAAACCTGAACAATTTTCTCAGAGACTGCTCGAGATCAGAGCGTCAATAACTGAAGATATATCTTTGGTCCTTGAAGAATACTTCATGGATCCAAATAATGTGTCGAATTCATTCTGTGAGTTCGACAAATACGAGAGAGCACTAGAGGCTCTTTCTCTATACAAGCAACCAAGACTAAGATTATGGAAATAATTGCCAGAAACACAAACGACCTTCAAAGCAAGGTGTACGCAGCTCTCCAAGAGCATGGTGTCTCAGACACCTCACGTAACGGAAACGTCCTGAGATTCTCAGAACCAGTTACGACGATATTGACCAACCCACTGGAAAAGGTAAATTTTTGCCCTGTCCGTGATGCCAACCCTTTCTTCCATTTGGTAGAAGCGATGGCGATGCTAGCTGGACATAATTCTGTAAAACTCATGAGTTACTTTGCTAAAAATATGCTCAGTTTCTCAGATGATGGAGTTTCTTACAATGCTTTCTATGGGACACGCATGAGGAAGACTTGGGGAGACCAACTCGAAAAAGTTATTGAGACTTTACGAGATGTGCCTGATTCCAGGCAGGTAGTAGTCAACCTCTGGGAACCAAATGACCTCTGGGCAAATACAGTAGATAAAGCTTGTAATCTTCAGATTATCTTCTCCATTGTTGATGACAAAGTCCGTATGACAACTACTAACCGTAGTAATGACGCTATATGGGGAGGGGTAAATGGAGCCAATGTGGTACATTTTGCATTTTTTATGGAATATGTGTGTTGTGCATTAAATCTTGAACCAGAAAAATGGTTCCATTTCTCTAATAATCTCCATGTTTATCTAGATAACCCCAAGTGGGAAAAGTTGAAAGATTCAGAAGTTGATGACAACGACCCTGGAACACAAATCAGACTTTTTTCTCTCGAGGGAGGTATGGATGAGAATAATTTCGATGAAACAGTTGAAATATTGTGTGACGAATTAGAGATTATGTGCCAAGAAGATGGTGCATACATAAATGCAGACGACTACGAGAATGAATTCCTCAGAGAAGTAGTTGTCCCGATGGCGAATACTTTTCATGCTTGGAAACAAGGCAAAGATGTAGAAGAAATTCAAAGCTTTATTGATGAGTGGTCTACAAATGAGTGGACGCAAGCAGGGTGGGACTGGCTAGATCGTCGTAACTTCACAAAGAAATAGAGATATGTATGATATAACAAAACTCGAGAACACGCTACAAGCTGGGGCTGTTCAGAGATACCATGCCACACCAATGGTATCGAGTCAATCTATTGCCGAACACTCATGGAATGTAGCCATGATATATCTCGAGCTTGCGAAAGCTGTGAGGTTGAACACAGAGTTTGTAGCAGAGGCATTATTCCATGATGTAGCTGAGCTTTACACAGGAGACGTACCATTTACGGTAAAACGTGAGTTCCCTAACGTAAAAGACCTATATACAGAAATGGAGGATAAATTCATGGTGAATTTCATAGACAACCCTTGCGACTCTTTCCCAAAAGAAGGTTGCCAGAAGTTTCTGCTCAAACTAGCTGACTGGCTTGAAGGTCTTCGATGGTGTTCATATCATGAACATGGACTCGGTAAACCTGTCTTACACAACTATGCAGATGGTCTTGTGAGTAAGTGGAACCAATATATCGAACTCACCACTTTCCCTGTCGTGGGAGAAGAGTTTGTTGAAGACCTACGTTCGGTAGTAAGTTCTTTCTTCGAGAGATATCTATTGAAAGCATTTCCTGTTCAAGATCCAGCGGAGCCAACCTCAAACTATGTAAACCAATGAGTTCAGATAAGAAGTATAAAGATTTCAGGAACTACATGGTGAATGAATTAGGGATCACACGCCAAGACATTGAAGCTTGGACAAAACAGTCAGTCGCAACTGAAGTAGGGAAACTTGTGAGGCAGTTCAACTTTGAAGAACTTGTAGCAGAAGCGATCAATGGTAAAGTAAGAGGGGTTGTTTCCGGGACATCCCATTTTAGTAGGGGCGAAGAAGCCCTTCGAAAAGAGATAGCCAAGCAGATCGTGGACAAAATAAACTTAAAGTTGGAAATAACCGAATGAGTGCAGACCAAAAACAAGTAGGCGGTGACCATTACCAGACAAAGATTCAACACCATGAGTTTGTTCGGGAAAATAAGATCCCTTGGCATGAAGGATGCGCTATTAAATACATTGTTCGTCATGAACGTAAAAATGGTATTCAAGATTTACTGAAAGCAGTACATTATATATTCTTGATGTTGCCCTTCGTTTATAGCGAAGATAAGGTGAAACAGTTCTATCGAGAACTTAGAGCTTTACTTCCTGACGAAGAAGAGTAAACTACGTTTATCTATTGGCGAATAGTCGGTAGCTTCGTATAACAACCTTTACCCTCAGGGAGAAATCCTTGGGGGTAATTTTATGTAATCGTTACAGTCTGTTCAGGACTTGAGTCATAGTCATCGCCCCATAGGTCAAATGCTGCTAGTGTGAAATAGTAATCATCAGGCAAAGTAAGTAAAGTTTTGTCGACCGTGAATCTAGCAGAATCAAACGATCCTCGAGCCACCTCTGTAAAGTTATCTTCTGTAAACCCAGTTGTGTCAGAAGCCCACAACGCATACTCTTTTATATCATTCTCAGGCACAAGAGTCCAATTCACTACGACATCTACAGAATTCGCAGTATCGTTCTCCAACACATATGTTATGTTTGACGGGATAGATGGTTTAGGATTTGTGGCGAGGAGTGTTTGAGGAGTCTCAGAGTCTCCAAAAGAATTTCTGGCAACAATATCAAATCGTAGATCTCTTTGAGGAGAACCTGCAAAATCTACCATAGACTGGTCAGTGCCATATGTGTACGTTGTTGCTGTCACTTCTACTTCCCTGAGTAAAGCTCCTGAAGACGCCCTCTTTACTTGGATAATGTAACTCGTAGCAGTACTAACAGAATTCCACTGTATTTTGCAAGTGGTTCCTATGAACGCAGATTGCAGCGATAACCCAGAAACATTGAGGGGTGGTGCAGTTGCAGTCCCTACAGAACCTTCCCAAAGACCCCAAGCACCTTGTTCTACGTTTATGCCAGCGACTCTGAAATAAGCATATCCAGGGAACACATCAACCACCATAGAAGTCACTTGGGTTGTAGCAAGTTGTGTCCAAGTCTCATTGTCGTAGGATCTTTCTACCACATAACTTAGTGCTCCAACAGCAGGTTGCCAAGTAACTTGTACTTGATTCGTAGAATTAGGTATAGGTAATACTGTAACGCCTGTAACACCTGGGAGATCTGGAATAACAGGTGTTGAATCTTCATCTTCCTCTGGTGGGATCTCATTATCAAAATTATAAACTCTGTCGTCATTGTTGACACATTTTATGTCGACTTCTCCCTCAGATCCTGGCATGATCTCTTTCACACGGCAATATTTTGTCACATTGTTTGACTCACCAAACTGGAAGAACACAGGCTCTTGAGTATGTTCTCTTACGAAATCTTCGTCACCCGCTTCAAATACATCGACAACCCTAACCAAGTCTGTCTTTGTTAAAGATGTGTCGCTTGGTTGCACTGCATAAGAAATGGTGCCTGAGCCGTCCCTCTTACGGAAGATCATGCGGTAACTCTTACCGATTTCAAATTCCAACTCAACATCTATGAGCATAATATTATTCTCATACTCAACTATTGAACCAAATTGACCCCACTTAGGGACATCATGTGTCACTGTTATAAGCGAGCCAATGTTGGGTAGATGTCCTTCTAGCCCAGTTGTAAAAGATATAGCTTCTCTCTGGAATACTTCTTTTGCCCTTTGAAATAATCCTTCTCTGTATGCTTTAGTCCTGTCAGTAACACCATCGAGTTTCATCTTCCTGGGGTTGTCGCCGACATCATTACCCACCAGACACAGGACAGTCTTTTGCTTCCAAGTCACTTCGTCTAGATATTCAACTTCTAGCCCGTCGTAAGAATTGAGTTCGAACATCTTCAAACTCCAATCGAAAGAACCAGATATCATGTTGTCAGGAGTGAACACACCCTGTGGACGGATCTTTATTTCGTCTCTGATAGCTGTAACTTGAGAACCATTTAACATGGGTATAGCCCTACCGACCGATAACGCCATACGACATGCATCCCATACGTTTGTCTTTCTTGAAAACGACCAGTTGAATTCGTCACCTCTCGAATCGTAAGTTGCTGCCAATGTCCGAAGGTACTCGAGATCTATAAAAGCACTATCTAGATTCCCTCCATATTCTGCTCTGAGTATATCACACATAGCCCATATAGGGTTAGTGGTAGCAACTGGAGCAGACCATGTTGCCCCATTAAAGATGGGTAGTTTTCTCGTTTGGTAGATATTATACCTGAATCTTGAATTATCGTTGAGAGAGTTACTCGCTTTTGCTCTCATAGCAATTAGAGTAACTTCACCAAAGTCATTTGTATGCGGTAAGAACGCTCTCAAAGACTCCCATACAATTACGTTGGCAGCTCTTGTAGAAGTGTCTTTATTGTTAGTCCTACGACCTTGTACACGGTACCTACCTGCAGGAACATTAACGCCATATGTGTATCTTTGCGGGGTATTTGTGGTTAGTGATTTATTGAAATTTACAAGTGTTAGCCAAGGTCCAATCGCCACACCACTATCATTGATTTGTTGATATAGGATAATAGCTGATATGGTTCTCCCATCTAGTCCTCCATCATCATTTGAATAATATAGCCCACGAGGCAACACAATATCAACTTCGAGTCTCGTCGCTGTTGTTTGAACTTCGTTGGCATTGTATGGTCCAGTGTTGCCTACATATTCTGGTTCATTTGGTCCGAATAGTTCAATAGATCCCACCTCATCAGAAGTCACAACTGCATTTGGGAACGCAGCAGGATTTTGCCCAGGGTCGTATTTCCAAATGTCTACGTCATCGTAGTTGCCTACTGGTGTATCCTCAATGAACCCATTGCCTTCAAATGCGTAATAACCTTCCCCACAACAAAATAGCGAGAACTGGTATTGTTGGTTACCGATATATTGGTTATACGGTTGAGCTGCATAATCAGGCCAATTCTTTATTCTACCGTAGTGGGACGGGATAGTTTGACCTAATTTTGCAGCGTTCTGTTGACCTCTTAGAGTGAAAGTAGGATCCGCTTCAGGTGTGTCTCCCACAGCTGGCGGTTGCGGTATAATCGACAACACAACTGCGACTGCAACAACTGCAACAACAACTGCGATAATAATACTAATTGGATCACCTACAAGGGCGCAGAAACTGACGACATCATCTTTGCTGAGTTGTGTATCACCATACTCATCAAGTAACAGAGGTTTTCCGTTGTAGATGCATATTGTTGGGCGAACAAAAGATTCCCAATTTTCATCTTTGTTTTCCCTCAACCAATCGAGAATAGATATACCTTCTACGTTCTCGTGAACCCTTGTCTCGTTGAATGGTTCAAATGGGTTATCTATTTCAATTACAGTAGCCATAATATTCTATTCTTCTCCAACCCTTCATCTTCAAAGATTGAATATCTTCAATTATGCATCCTGATGATTCATGGCAATGCAATACTACTCCACCATCTTCAGGTAAGTAAAGCCCAACGTGATGTAAAAATTTCTTACTCAGGCTCATGCCTACTAGACAGAAAGGTTCTGGGCATGTAAGTTTCTTCCACTTATCAGGATTTGAACTCTCTTTGGTTATCTTCAAAGCGTATCGCTCAAAGTCCTCTCCAGTGATGGCATTATGTTCAGGTAAAGAGATCCCTTGCACTTCTTTCTTTATCTTCTTGACAAGATTCCAACAATTATATACATCTGGACCATTGCCATCTTTTGACCAAGGTAGACCAATATATTTCTCTGTCCAATCTTTCATAACGCAGGGAACCTCGTCTTTGTGTAGTTATTGCTCGGGAAAGCTTTATTAAGTATATCCGCAAATGTTGCTGTGCCTGATACACCACTAACACTTATTTGTACAGAAGACACATAAAGTATCAGCGGTGGATCCATCTGAGGTTGTGAAAGATCGTTACTTAGGTAAGGCCTGTATACCAACTCAACATGTTCATTTGGGAAATCTAAAGTTCGTTGAAAGAAGTCACTAACCAATAAATCTGTGTTATCTATGGAGAAATTTAAGTCTTGTACACCTTTATCATTCCTGTTCGGAAGCTTTATCTGAAACCCTGCAGCCGTAAAAAGTTTAGTCTCATCAGTCTCAAGAGTCATCCACTTGTCATCAAAATCTCTCACTAGAAAGATACTCTCTTGAGTTGTTAAACCTGTTAAGGAGATAGAGGGATGCCTTATTTCCAGTGTGTCAAGAATCGCTACGTCCGATTTGGCAGTAGCGAATGCTTCAGCGATAGCTTCTTGATAACTAGCCATTGTTGGTTCTGTCTTTTAAAACTGCATCTTTCAACTCGTCAAGTTTCGTACCGATTTCCTGTGCTATATGGACTTTACCTTTCAGTTCTCCAACCTCTCGGGTAACTGTCAGTAATTCAGATCGAGTCGATTGATGTTGTTCTTCACAACGCAAGTGATTTTCCTCGCTTCGTTTTTTAGAATCTCTATGGTCTTTCCAAAGTGCACCTACAGCTGCGACAAGGGTTGTACATATAGTACCTCCAACAGTGAGTAAAAGAGTATTATCCATGTCATTAAGCTCTATTTACGTAAGCGATATGCATCATGTCACGTCTTGTACCATTAGTGCGTTTAAATCCAACTTGGAACCCATGTTTCCTAAAGATGCTAATTGCTTCCTGAGGCATATGGTAAGTCCCATTGCTTGCCTTCTTGCCGTCCACCCATGTCGTAGATAATCCATTTGCATCTGGGTTGATGTCTACCGCAATAGCCCACGCATGGTCTGAAAGTGATCTACTACCTCGACCCTTACGGTAATTGAAACAACCTGCATATAGATGTAGACCATATTTCACAATCCATTCATAACCATATGTGTTGAGAATTTCTTTCAATGCATTCTCGAGTGGTTTACGAATCAATGTATGGCAACCGATTTTACCGACTGATCTACCGTCCCAAGAGAACTCCATAGGGTATGGCGGGGTAAAGTAGTCCATTACCACTTTACCTGCTGTACCAAACACAGAAGTCTTACTGCTAGTGTTTGGTGATGGAGCTTTGAGGTTGGATACTTTTACAAGATCTTGCTTAGGACTCTTGCTAGACACGAATTTAGAAAACGCAGAGTTGGTCTTTGAACCTCTGTAACCGTCAATCGGTCCAGGGTCAAAACCCAACTTACTCAATCCTGTCTGCAAGACGAATGTTTCATGGGAGTAGTTATTCATCTATTTATTGTTTGAAATTATTAATGCACGAAGATAGTCATAATGACTATGAAATTTTTGACCTCTTCCTTCAAGAGTACCTTCTTCAAACTCATAAGTCGTGTCTTCTTTAAGAGTTATCGATGAGGGATCGTACAGACTCGATTTGTTGATGCGTTCGGAACTTTCTTGATGCGACGAGTTCAAGCTGCAACTTACTAGAAGCATCGCCATCGTCACCAAGTTTAAAAATTTCATCTTCATAATCGTCTAGGTCTTTGTAGAGCTTATTCAAGTGTAGCAACGGCAACACCTTTAAGTAAATGGTGACCGCTGCTACAAGTGATGCTACGAGCTTGAACATTACTCTTCAGGGAATAATGCAACTTTATCTTTTGTTACCAATCTTAGGGTGAAATTGAGCCCTCCTAAGACGATCATGATTCCTGCTGCATTTTCTGTTACGAATTCTCCCACAGAGGGGACAAATGTAGCGACAGCACCTGCACTAGCAGTAATTGTTGCAACTGCTAGTGTTTTACTTTTGAATAGTGATTTCATTTGTTATTTTTGTTGTTTTTGTTATTCGTTACATACCTCAATGGATTAACCTAAGGTAAATCTGTTTCTGTTTGTTTCCCAATCTGATGTAATCACATCAGATGCACTGCCCCCACTTGAATCGCTGTTGGTGCTTTCAAGAACTTCTAAAAACCCTCTAAAGAAATTAAAACCAGTATTTAAAAAGGAAGTTCCTCCGCCAATGCTTGTTATAATGCCTGTTGCTCCTTCTCTCAAAACACCATTTGTTGCACTTGTGACTTCATTTGTAAGAACACCGTTAGTGTATCTTTTTAAAACACAACCTGTTCCTGTTGACTCCCAGTGGTGTGCAATTTGGACAATTTCATCTTCCACAAAATCAGGGCTTGAAGATGAAATAGCTGTTGAAATACCATTTTCATCATGGACCCTGAATTGTGGGTTTGTTCCACCGTCACTGCCTGCTGATAAATACCACTGGGCATCATTTTCACCATCATCTGAAGCAGAAGCAAGAATGTGTAATGCCTCTGAAGAATCCCCTGCTTTTTTACCAACCCACATAACGTGAATGAAAGAAGTTACACCTTCTTGCCCTAAGTCAACATCACCTGCTTGCCCAATTTCAATAACTTCATCGCCTCTATGGGTGAAGATTATGCCATCACCTGCAACTGTATTATCACCAAAGGTTGCCCCTGCCGCTGTTGCGGTTTTAAGCCCAACATCCAAACTTTTGAAAGTTTGCCCTGCTTCAACTTGTATGTCAGGGCTTGCCCATGTTTTTGTGTTCTTTACATCTAGTAGCCACCGCGTGCCGATGTTTACCGAAGCGTCGAAATACAATCTCCTTGTAGAATTTGAAGGAGTGCCTGATCTTAATATTATTGACATGTGTTTATGTAATTTTATATGTTTATGTAGTTTATACCCATCCAAGAGTATAAAATTTGGATGTTATTGCATCTGCTATGATTTGAGAGCCTACGCTGTTGTAGTGAATGAAGTCTGTTCTTGCTGAAGAAGGTGACACGTTATTCATATAGTCTGCAAGGTCGTCTTGTTTAACAATCCTTATTTTTTTCTTATATGTTGTTGAACCTGCTTGTAAGTTTTCAACAGTATCACCCACGGGGATTACATTAGCTTCATCTAGACGAAGTGTCATCGTGGTGGTAGAATCGATTGATACGACAGTATACTTATCTCCTCCGTCAGAGAACACCTGTTGCCCCAATTCAATTGGTGTTGTGGCCAATAGCGACGATGTATCATTTACAGTTACTTGGACATTCGAACCCACATCTGGTTGAATGAAATCCTCTTCTAACTCTATACCAAAATAATCCCATCCGTCGTTCATAACCTCCCTCACCATGATAGATCTTTCGCTAAATATATTCTTGATTAACTTCTCATTTTCTAGGAGACGGCCATTTGTATCTGTGCCTGGTGTAGCGTATGAAGGAACAGTAGTAGAAAGAACTATGTATTTATGCCCTTTGGGTAAATCGGCAATCATACGGTTAATATCATAAAGATTTTGCTGTGCCATGTCATCCTCTGATATGTTGTTGACCCCCGTGAAAAATACAATAATATCTTCTGTCACAGACCTATCTAAGAAATGTTGTGCTATCTCATATGATCTCGAGCCACTTATTGCATGGTTGTTGCAAACCACACCTAGCTCAGCTTCTACCTTTTGTGTGATCGTACTTGCTGCTGTGGTGGAATCTCCATAGAAACCAATTGAATTGATATTTGAGGCATTCAAATCTTCTATGAGTTGAGGCAGTTGGTTAAGTAATGAAAGTTTGAAATCATGTTCCCCGACTATCATGTCACCATTTTCTCTTTGAGCTGCGATCACATTGTCGTTGATATCTAAGAACGCCCATGCAATACCATTAAGTTGTTCATTTGATACAAGGTATAACGCATCGTTGTCTATACTGTCTTCTTTAAAAGAAGTCTCGAGCCTACCCCGCTGGTCCCAAGTTGCAATTATGTTATCGTTTGAATCAACGAATACAACTTGCCAACCTGTATGATTGTTGTTACCGTTTTCTAACCTCTCCACTCTTGCAGATAGATCATTGGGGGAAGCAACCCACATACCTGTCCCAGGTGCGCCACTCTTAATATACACTCTATTGTTATCGGAATTCGGGTCGTTTGTAACTTCTGCTATCGTGTTTTGAGAGTGATCTAAATCTGCCTCCAACAAAGCTAGGGTAGGGTATGCAATGCGACCTGATGTTTGTGAAGATTGTAGAGCAAATATGGCGTCTTTCATGGTATCTATGCCGTGGGGATTGTTTGTGTCCTGCATATGTTCTTGCAACACACGTAAAAATTCTACGGAGTCTACGAGAGACAGTGCTCTCGCAACTGTGATCTGAGTTGCACCTGTATCAAGTTGCACTTCTGAATCGGCACCCTCTGCGGGACCATTCACGATCTTATTGAGGGTCTCAGAATCAGCGTGCACTCCTTGAGTGGCAGATATTAATTGAGTTATCGTCGCATTTGTAGTTTCGTTTTCTATTGCCATGGGTGTTCTCCTTGTTCAAAGTGGGATATTTCGTGTCGTAGATAATTGTATGCATCAATGAATGCTCCTACATTTGTTATACCTACAAAGTTCAAAATGTAAAGGTCTGTTTCAGAAATTACTGAAAATGTCTCCATGAATATTTCAGCAGACACTTCCCAAACTCTTTCTCCAGCTAGAGCTGTGACTTCATATTGCCCATTATTTATCAAAATCTTTTGTTGCACCATACCTTCATCTGAAGGAGAAGGCAACTCTGCATAAAACCAACTGGAACCACTATTTAAGTTATTCTCCACAAAAGATTCAAATGCTGCCAACTGCTGATATTTGAATGTCCATATGGCTTTAACCAGTTTACGTCGACCCGTAAACCTCTTACGTTGTCTGACTCTACCAGACTCCATGGAGTTCCGCAAGAGTTTTGATGTAACTGCATACGAGTAGTCTATCCGAGGGGCTGGTAAAACAAACTCAGGCCATGAAGGTATTTCTGTAGATGATATTGACATTATCCGGTTCTCCCTAGTTTATATCTGTTCTCCAATGTTCTCGATAGGTCTGTACCACCTGTGTCTAGTTCTGAAGTCACACGTTTCACAGCTCTATCGACAGCGATCTCAATAGTCTTGCTATCACCTTCGCCTGTTTCGGTAACAGATACTTCCGCTTCTGCAAAATTGTTATTGACCTTTATGTTTACATTTACATTTGACCCACCGCTGCCACCACTCTTGAGTTGTTCGAAAGGAGTTATGTTGCCTCCTTTGTTACCCATCATTAAGTAGTCTTGACCACCTGTTGATAGCATTTCTGGACCATTCTCGTTGACACGATATTGACCGCCTGAGAATACACTACCGCCTTTTGCTTTTGAAGATCTGATCTTAGCAATATTCTGAGCACCCATAGCCACCACAGCTCCTGCTGCAGCGATACCAAGAGCTGGTCCAATAAAAGGTATAGGAGCCATCGCTGCATAAGCTGACATAGCCCCTTCATAGGTCTTTATGGTAGTCTGTGCAATCGCAGCAGCTTTACCAACTGCCTGAGCTTTCTTAGAATGACTACTCTGTAACTGTGCGAGACCACCGAAGAAGCTGTCTGCTGTTGCTAAAATTTGTTGCTGTTTCTCTTGTTCAAAACCTTGTAATCGACTTTGGTGCTCTCTTTCGAGTTGCTCCCGCATTTCCTGGTAAGGGCGAATTGCTTCTATCTTCTGAGCTTCCGCTTGTTTAAGGAGCTCAAGTTGTTGAGCATGGATTGCTTTTTCTTTCTCCATGTCATGGTCGATACCGTTAATGTTTGAGACAATGTCTCCCCCACCGAACCCAAATCCGCCACCTCCTGAAAGCATAGAACTCTCAAGATTCTTGAATTTATCTTTAGTGCCATTCATCACGTCTTCTGCGAGTTTCACAGCTGCATTTATAGCATCTACTTTACCTTCTGTAATACCTCCTGCCAGACCTGCTGTAAGGAATTTACCGATCGCATTAAAGACACGAGATGGGGATTTGATCTGGAAGAAATCTGTGACGCTGTCTTTCAAACCTTTAGCCACACCTTTGATGGCGTTCTTAGCACCTTCTGCGCCAGCTAATATACCATTCTTGAGGCCATTCATTATATCTATACCCAATTGCTTCCAATTGATGTTCTTCAAGAAATCAGCCATAGAATTGAAAATACTCACGGCTTGGTCTTTCATATTTGTAAGTATCTGGACAGCGGTTGTAACCATCACCCCAATTATTTGACCAAGTCCTTCCCAAACAGACATATTACCGTTCAGGACATCTGTTATGATACCTATAACTTTGTTAACGCCACCCAACCAAACGTCTAGTTGCTTGACTACATAAGTTATGACTCCTCCTATTGCAGCCTTAAGTATCTCCCAAGCACCTTTAATTCCACCGATAGGTTCAAGGAATTGATTTAGCTTCTCCACTGAAGAAGAAACAAATCTACCGATGGCACCAGTTAGTGCTGTCCAAAGTGCTTTTGCACCTTCAACAAACGTAGTCCATTTTGCTTGGATAGAATTGATGAGACCTTCGTTATTGACCGCCCAGTTTTGAAAAGATGCAACGATATCATTAGCGAAAGCAATAAAGAATTGTTTCACAACATCCCAGTTCTGATAAAGTATTATGGCTCCAGCTGCGATTGCTGCGATTGCAAGACCCACTGGTCCAGCTGCTGCAGCCAAGCTTCCGAGGGCAGCTGAAAAGCCTCCTGCTGAAGCAATCATCGGACCGAAAGTTGTCAATAGTGTGCCCAGTCCAATTACCACTGGTCCAATTGCGGCTCCTACAAGTCCTACTACCATCGCTACATTTTGCATGGAGGGGCTTAGTTTATCAAATGCATCAAGTCCTTTATCGACCCACTCTAAGAGTTTTATTGCGATAGGTAAAAGTCTCTGACCAATAGCAGCAGAATTGTCCTCAAATCTAGCTTTGAGTATTCTGGTCTTATTCGCCAGTCCTCCTGCTGTCTTAGCAAAATCTCCATGAGCATCTTTTGTCTTCTCCATCAATATGGCAAGGACGGCAGCTTGCTTTGCTTCAGCGGATAATGCTTTTTTACCGTCTCCTAGCCCCATTGTCAGTGCTTTTTGTTTGACGATGGTTTCATTCAATACAACACCCAACTTCTTGAGTGGTTCGAATTCACCTGTGAGGGCAGAAAAGATTGCATCTTGAGAATCATTCCTGTTGTAAAAAGAGTTCAGGTCAGAAGATAACCCCACTAAGTCTTTCGATATTTTAGCAGAAACACTATTACTGTTTCCTCCTATCTGCTTCAATGCTATGCCGAATTGCGTAGAAGCGTCAAGAGCTGCCCTCTTTGAAAGTCCAAAATTCTTGGCAGCAGAATCCCCCCATTTCTTCATGTCATCGGCTGAGCTGCCGAAGATAGCATCTGTTTTTGATAAAGTCTCGTTGAGATCAGATGCGAATTTAGTGGAAGCAACCGCAGCAGCAGCGAGGGGTGCTGTTATACCTACTGTGGCTGCTTTCCCTAAACCTTTCAACTTCTCGCCGTTTCTGGCTATTTTTGAGAAGTCTTTATCGACTTTTTTGGCGAATTTACCTGCTTGCATCTCGGCTTTCTCCAGATCTGAATAGTCAAATCGGAGTCTGCCTTCTAATGTTCCTAGGTCGAGTGCCATTTAAGTTCGATTGTTTCTTTTTGATTTCCTTTGAGCTTCTGCTTGAGCTTTCTTAGCTTGGTCATATTGTATTTCAAAATAAGCAAGCCATTCATAGTATTCATCTGGATCTAGTTGTTCAACTTCCCAGACAAATTTCCCAAGCTTCTCAGCAATCACAAAGTAACTTTTACGTTCCCAGTCTTGGTTGAGGACTTTTTTGCATCATCTTTCTTTCCTTCCGTTTCTACATTACATAAAGCGGAAGCGATTTCAGCAAGCTCATCGAACCAACCTCCAGCTGGGATGTCACAAAGATCTTTGTAATCTTCATCTTCAAACACACGATCATCAGTGTCAGGCACATACGTTTGTTTAATGACCGCCCAAATCATAAATTCAAATAAATTGAATTCAATTTGTTCTCCATCCATCTGTGTCGCCTTACGACGAATATCAGATCTTTCACGGAGATTTGGTTGACGGACTTCAAACTTTTGACCTGCGTATTCGTAGGTCTCGGTTTTTACTTTACGTTCTGCACCGACAGTTAATGAGCGGAGTTTTGTCTTTTGTGGATTTGCCATAGTAGTATTTGTTATGTTTTTGTTTAAGGTTGGTAAGGACCGAACCAGTCATTACCAAATTGGAAGTTTCCAGGTGTTTGAGCACCCGCAACTGTAAAGTCAATCGGAGTATATACCCCTACATCATAGTGACCTTCGTCAAACGTGAATGTCTTAGAAGTGTCGTTCCATGATAATCTTGTGTACCGATCCCCAGAGATGTGGGCAAAGAACCAATCACCAAGCCCGTCTGGACCTCTCAAACCTACAAGAGATACAGGATCTCCAGGGTTTGCTGCGAGAGGATTACCAACAGTATCTGCGAGTTCTGCATCATCGAACAGCGATTGATTGTTACGAACCATTGAACGGTTGTAAGCTTCAAACACCATAGATAAGGTAGGTTGACCATTGATCACGTCTGGTAGTTCGTTGAGAGAAACTTGAGCACCTCCCTCAACTAAAGTTACAAGAGCAGCTTGTACCTCTGCCACAGAGTCCAAGTCTGGGTTGCTTGCATCTAGCTCAGGTACAGTCGTGCAATCCAGAGCCATAAAACTTGGTGCTGCACTTGCATCGTACCCAGTTGTCCCGATCAAATCTGTGAGTGTTTGTTCTTGAACACCAAACATTGCATTTGCATCTGTGTTGGCAAACTCAACAGTAACAAGATTTGTTGTGACAACATCTGCGTTTGCAGTATCAGCTTTGATATTAGTTGGCAGACTAGCGATTCGAGTTCTGTCTGGAGCACCGTTAATAAGCCTTTCAGTAAATCCGAAATCAGCCCCTTGTGGATCTTCTTCGTCAATAAATCCGAATACTTTTCCTGGTTCACCCGATACAGAGAAACTGAGTGCTTCATCTTCGAGTCCTGCTAAGTCACCTGACTTGCTTACAGATTCTAACACGAACCAACCTCGAGCAACTTCTGCACCACCTCCAGGTCTGATCTCCAACATCACTTTCTCTCGGTTCATCTTCTTATCCAAGAAGGTCTGGGCGAGGTCATCGTGGCGATTGATAGACACCGACACATCTTTGATACCATATGTGCGAGTTCTGAACCCACCATTAGTAGAAGTTGTTTTGAAATCAGTATTTTCGATGATGTCTCCTTCAAGATTGAGTGAATAATCAAATCCACCTGCGATAAGTTTTGTGCTTATCCATTGCCCTTCTACAAGAGCGATTTGTCCTGTTGGTGGAACATTTATAAAGAAGTAACCGAATAGATAATCTGTTTTCGACAACAGGACTTCAGAATATTCTGTCCAAGCTGTGATGTCTAATGCCTCACCTCCTGCAGATACGCCTGTAGAAGATGTAAACGTAGTGTTCAATAAGTCATTTAAGTTCACCTGGATAGTCCCGACACGAGTGCCTCCTTCTGCCTGTGTGAATAAATAGAAGAATCCATCTTCTTGAGATACCCAAACACGCCCATTTAGGTTTGTGAATCCATCTGCCGACATAGAGTAAACACCATCGTAAGATGCATCTAATTCTGTGCCTGCGGCATTTGCAATGGTGAACTCAGCACCTGTGACAGCTTTGAGAGGGGTGGAGTCACAACCACAAGAAAGTAGTCGTTTCAACTTATCAGCGACACGAAAGACCCGAGGATCTGTGCCGTATTGTTCAATCGGTAAGAACTTGATATCGGTAGGACAACCACACGTAAGAAGTTGTGTCCGATAAGACATGGCTGCTTCGCAGCATTTATCGCAATCTGTATTTGACATAATATTATAGTTTGGTTAGACCTCCAGCACCCTGAAGAGAGATTGATACTTGTTCGAGAGAAGCGACTTCACCGCTCCATCCCATGTTTTCAACAATGACGTCTCCTGAGAGACCTGTTCCGTCGACTTGACCTGTGGGCAAGTAAGCTACACGAACGACTTTTTGATTCATCCATGCGTTTTTGATAATCCTGAATGCGGTTGTACTCGCACAATAGATTGAATCAGCAGACACGGAGAATTCATTGAGACCGTAACATCTAGTTCGGTATCCTTCGTTCGTAGCTAGGTTAGTATTATCGAGCAACTCTCCTCCCACTTCCATTGAAGGAGATGTGGCGGGAAGATCGTGCCACGTGAGACCTCCGTCATCAGAGATGCGGAGCTTCTTTTTATATGCACTGTGTGACATGATTTCTGTTTCCTGGTTGGTTGTTTTGTTCTATTAACTTAAAGTTGCAAGTGAACAATGAGTGTTCTTGAGTATTTCTACCTATGAACGCTACACTAGTCATAGCTACTATGCCAATGAGATTTGTATTCTGAAACTGTATACATGGGATTGCCTGTAATGTAAATTTCATTTTGCGGATATTTTGATATCCTTCACGATATGAAGTGTTCTTTACCCTGAGTTGAACCCTAGATTCATCTATGTTCACCATGTGTTCTTGAAGACTTTCTTGGGTGTCGTAAATTGTTGCACAATTGTCAGGTTCGGTTGGTTCTCTACCGACAAATAAATTTTCTCCAAATGTTAGCCCCAATTCTGGCATAGCTTCAAGTATAGCTGCAACCATCTCTGAAGGTGCCAAGTGGGTGTTGGCTTGGATATCACTCTGGAAAGCGGTCATGTCCACAATCCCTTGTTGATTTGTATCTAGTCCAAAACTACTCATACTCCTGCCATCTTCTTAACAAGTCTCAAGACGTCGCTTGATTTTTCTTGCAATGAGTTCTCGAGGAATTTCGCCTCGCCTACTGTGAAATTTGCTTCAAGATTTTCATGAACGTATATGGCATAATCTGCTGTTGTTCCAATCTTTGCTGTGACTCCTTTACTATCTGCTTCAACTTGCGTGTAGTGACTTCCTTTTAGGTTACCACTATCTACAGGAGAACGGACTTGTGATTCTTCTTTAACAGCTGCAGCACCGAGTTTCATACCCATAAGGGCGCCCCTCTTCTGCTTTTCTGTAGCTTTTGCTAAGTTGTTTAAGAAGTTACCTTTCATGATCCTGCGTTGGTTACGAAATACACTGCCTTCAGTTTACGTGTGCCTTGCGTATTTCTACTTATCTTAACTTTATGAGCTACATAACTTTTATCTTGCCCATCCAACCTAAGTCTGTCGCCTTCTACAACGTCAGCTTCATATTTAAAGTAAACAACTCCCTCGGCGATTGTTTCGTTTCCGTCTACATCATCTACACGAGTTGGAGTATCATTCCATCTGGCGTCTAATAGTAAATCGGTGGAGAAATCATTTTCCCCATATCCGTTTTTAGATCCATGTTTTGAAACATGAACCTTATCGAGAAATCTGAATATATGCCACTGACTCATACACAGAACACTTCAAAATCCCCAGTGTAAGAGCTGTTCTTCTTATCTAGTGCACCCAACTTACCTGTAGGATCCAAGTTTATGGCTTGTTGACCGAAGATAGTAGCCAATAAACCAGTGCCCGATTCAACTTTGAATTTGGTAGTTGCGTCACCAATCTTCTCCATCTCGACTTGCCCAGAGGCAACGACAGCGAAGTGCGCAGAGAGGTATTTGACAACCTCTCTACCCATTGCCTGAGAAATACCTTCCATAGATGGAAAGCAATTCTCAAAAAATGCGTTTGCGGTATCAATGAACGGTCCCACACAAATGTCGCCAAGTCCAGGTGCAATACCTTTGACTTCTGCTTCAGTTATGGGGATCGTCAATGACATAATAATTAACTAATTTAAGTAGTGGGAGAGGAGGGTTGTAGGGTGAGCCACTTCCCTCCTCTCTGAGTTACATAACAAGCACTACTACTCGTCTCCAGATGGAGAATGTTCCTCAAGTAGTTCAACAAGGTCAGCTTTTTTAGCTCCTTCAGGGATTTCTACTTCAAGAGCTTCAAGAGCATCTTTCAGTTCATCAACCTTGTAAGAATCAAACTCTGACTTTTCAGACTTCTTCTCCTCTTTACCGATAGGCTCGAACCTATCTCTGAAAGACTTGAATTGGTTTTCTGTCAGAGGGACTTCGTCACCTACCTTAAATGTTTTACCATTATGGATATGTGACCCTCTTGTAAGTTTGTATTTGGCAGCCATGTTTTTATGCAGTCCAGTGTACGATTCCACAGCGTCCATCTTTCTCGGATTTAACACGAGGAGCAAGAACTGAGAATACTTTGAAATGGGTTGACATTGGCTCTGATTGCCACTGAATGTTACGGATATCTTGCCCAATCGCAAGATCAACAACATCACTAGTGAGCTGAACCATTACTACGTTACCTGCGTCGAGGCTATCTCCAGGTCTGACTTCAGAGATGTCGACAAACTGCTCGATACGATCTTTAATCGTATTGTCGCCTTTTGCACCACTGTAATCAGTTTGGATATTTGCCCAGATATCTTTAGAAACATACAACACGAACGGACCATAGTAGTTCTTGTCATACGCTTGCTGAAGCATGTCTTTGACGTTAGCAATAACCTGAGCACCGTTAGCAGTGTTCCAGCCTGTGCCGATTGTACCTGTGTTGCGGTCTGGGTGGGAGGTGTATCCGTAGATACGTTGCCCAGCCACAACAAGATTTGGTACACCATTGAGAACCATCTCTTCGATCTTATCTGCAACACGACGTGTAGCAATACCCATCTGTGTGGTATCAATTGCTTCACCACGTGTACGAGAAGCTTCGAGGTGGCGAGCACCGATTTCCCAATCCTCATGGATCACAGGAATTGGTACACCGACTTGATCAAAGGTGACACGATCTCCAAGTGCTTGAGTTTTACCGTCGAGTGAGACTGTGGCTTCTTTGAAGTCACCTGAGCGCTCCCACATACTGAGGATAGTTCCGATACCGCCAAGGTTCTTAGTAAGTCCACGAGAACGGAGGTCTTGTGTGACTGTTAGACGTTGACGAGCGATCTTAAGTAGCTCAGCATCATACATTTTCCACTCTTCGTGACGAAGCGTAGAGTTGTTATTGATGAGCTTACCATTGACCATGAGTGGAGCACCAGCACCGCTGGCTCCTTTCATAAATGTTTGTAATGAGTCCATAATATTAGTTTCCGATTGTTGTTACAACGAACTCTTCTTGAGTTCCTGCTGAGTTATCGAGAGCTTCACGCACGTCACCGATTGTGAGAGCTGTACCTGCTACAGCAAAACCAGTTGCTACAGCGATAGATACGGGAGCTGCAACAACAAATGCTGCTGCTGCACCAGCTGGTACACGAGCATTGATAACATCACCTGGACATAATACAATGTAGCGAACTTGTTCGCCAGCGTCGTATTCATCACGGATACCTTTACCAATTAAATCATTTTCAACAACAACACGAAGAACGGTTGAGTTACCTGCTGCTTTAACGAGTTCACCATTCGCATTGAGTTCTACAAATTGTCCAGGGTAAAGAACTTCCGCAGAAATTGCTTCTTCCTGTTTACCTGTAAATGCCCCTTTGAGAAGGATCGTTTCACGAGTTCCTAGAGTTTCCATAATTATTTATCCTCTCCGAGTAAAACTGATGGTGGTTCGTAAGTGTCTGCCTCATTTGCAATGGGAGCAGCACCTCCTGCAACAGCAAAGTTTGCAACTACTCCTGCTTGGGCAGGGATAGCTCCAGCGAGTGCTTCAACAGCCTCTACAGGCATTGCGTCAACCGCTTCTTTGCTTAGGTGTCCGTAGTGAGAGGTGACGTTTGCACGTAACCCATTCACACGAGTTGCCTCGTTTGCTTTCAACTTCTGGAGAAGTTGCCTATCATCTTCCGCAAGACCGTTTGTAACAGGTGCGGGAGTAGCTGGTGCAGCCTCTTGCCCAGCACCTGACGGCTCCTGAGAGTTGGCTACCAGCGAATCTAACATCTCATCTGGTAATGCAGAGAGACCGTTCTTCTGGTCATCGGTTAGATCTTTGCTATTAGCAACAATCTTATCGATGAGAGCAGTTCTTTCGACTGGTGTCTTCATGTTTTGTTTGTTTGTGGTTATCGGTGAATATGTAGTTTCAACTTTTACTTCTACACGTTCGCCGATGAGACTTGCTTCATTTTTATTGTCGTCTACTGCGTACGACTGTTTGAAAAGATCATTACCTACTTCGAAAATGAAATAGGTATCATATACATCTAAGATATATGGATAAGGGTCTTCGCCGTATGTCTCGAACATCTTAGCTCGAAGCATAGAACGGATATCTGAATGAGACTTATCGTTGTTGAAAAGTTTCTTCATCATACGTTTGAGGAAGCCATCTTCATTTGTAGCAGGCTTCTTACAAGTCTTACCACATTTACCTTTCTTACCTGGACAAGTGCATTTGTCGTTAGTGCGAACACCACAACCGTCTGTGATTGAACAAGCACCTTCTGTATCTGGGAGTAATGCTAAGTGGTCTGGACGAATACCAGATGCAGAGTATGAGTAAGACTCTCCGTTGTATTCTCCTGAAGATTCAACAGCATTTGAGAAAAGACCTGTGGAAACTTCCATTGTGCCTCCGCTTTCAAGATGGGCTACAAGATCTGAGAATCCAAGTCGTTCAGCTTTGCCAATATTGATCCAGATCTCTCCTTCCAGAGATTTCTTTTTCTCATTAAACTGAACATTGTAAAATTTACCGATGTTGACTGTTTCTTCAACGTCAACCGAGTTGGCAGATATATTCCCATTGGAATTTGTAGGGTGGTTCACTGGGACAGGCACGCCATTCCAAGCTTCTGGGAAAGTAGAAATCTCATCAGCATGATAAAAGATGCCGTTCAACACACCTTCTTTTAAGGCTACGACATGTACTACCAAATGGTCTACTCCATCAAGTTCCCTACGTTCTGCACTCGATACGACCGAGTTATTTGCTAGTAACGTGAGTTTCATCTTAATTGTATTTACTATGATTCATGAAAGATGTAAAGTGTTATTCTTCAAGTAATTTATCCAGATCAACGTGAGCAGTGATCGAACACCTACAGTTAGGCTCTCCAATGAGTGCTTGAGCTGTGTCAAATTCGTAAATCTGGTTATGTCTCGGAGCATGTGAACTACGAACTCTTTCATCAAGTGCAGTCAACCATCTCATCTGGATGTTTTGCCCAGTCTCTTCTGCGAGTATCTTTGCCTCTGTAATTGAAGCAGTGTTATGGCTCTCAACTATCTCTGTTCTGGAGATCAATTTAGCCCTTGTGATACCGATTTTCTCGACACGATCAGCCATCTCCCTAGCAACGACAGCTGGATTTTTCCCCTGTAAGATCCCTTCAGCAAGAACTCTACGGACTTGATCCGCAGTTGTTTTACTTACTCCAGACAGGTTCTCAAAAGCTCTTTCAAATATGAGCTCTGATCTTTCAACATGGGCGTTGTTTAGGAGTGGGTTGTAGTTCTCCACCTTGTTGAGTTTTGTCGTAAGTCTCTCTACGCCTGAGCGAGTCTTTAACGCACCACGGATATAGGCTTCTCCAATACTCACATTGAGCCAGTGATCTTTCTTCTCAAACCCATTATCAATCCGCATTATCTCTTCATCAAGAACAGTCTCAAACCAGATAGCAAATTGTGTAAGTTTTGAAGCATCACGGACAAAAGTGAAATCTTGCCCTTCATTGGTGATAAGATTTGTAGAAGTAGACATGAACGTCGACAATCTTTTCTTCACACGTTTGAACCGCCTCTGTATTTGAGAAGCAGATCTGCGACGAATTGTCAATGTTCTTGTTGGATCTTTTGCCATTATAGTAGGTCTCTGTCAGCTGGGATTAATAAGGAGGAGTCTTTAACATTCTCATTAACAATTTCTAGGTTTACGCCGAGTAATGCTAACGCCCCTGCTGTTGATGCATCGAAAGAGTTCACGCCTTGTTCTAGTGTTCGGGTGAATGGAAGTCTAGTATCCCCGAATATGGCAGAGATATAGACAGTAGGCGAAGTGAGGGAGGATATTAACCCTGCCCAGTTCGTTACATCTGTCACATATGCATTAGTATCCGCGTTCCTGTCTGCAATCGTGGGGTATAATGAAAATACTGCTCCATTAAGTTCTGCAAGAGTGGTGTCTTGTGTGGAGTCAATTACTGCCCCAGAGACAAACTCCTTACCTG